AACAGCAGCAGTCTTGCGATTTGCCCACGTGGTCGTGAACATGTTGTCGATCTGTTGAGTCCATGATACAGCCATTTACGGCCTCCTTAGTCGTACTGTAGGCTTTTGAGCGCAGCAGCTGCTGCGTCCTTAACCGACAGGTTGGTTGTTGAGGTTGTGGCGGACATCGTCACGCCGGGTTTGGCTCCTACGGGAGGAGCAGGAGCTGGCTTCGGAGCCGGAGGAGGTGCGGTGCCTGTCTTTCTCGCCTTTACGATGAGGTAGGCCTGCTCGAGACTGAGATGTGAGTTGGCTTGGGCTTCTCGGTACACCTCGTCCTTGTAGGTCCCGAAGTCGGGGTACTTGGCCTGGGTGTCCCTGAGCTCTTCCTTCACAGCCAACGTCATGATCGAGTTCAGCAGGGGCTGGCCAACCTGAGAATTGACCTGTTGGAGAATCGTCTCCAAGAGCTGGGAGTTCGTCATCCTATCGACGTCTTCGGCGTTCACGACCGGAGCAGCAGGCTCAGGAGTCTGCGGGGTCTGCAGAGCCTGGAGCTGCTGTTGCATGGACATGAACTGACCCATCAGCTCCCCGTACTCCTGTCGTGAGAGGGTGATGCCTTGGTCGGGTGTGGGGGCGGGAGGAGTCGCCTCGGAGGGTTGAGGAGGAACTGCATTGGGGTCGACAGGGGGGAGCTCAGGGCTCCCTTGGGGTACGCCATCGGGGTTGTACAGCTTACGAACGAGTTTCCTGATCATCGCCTTTCTCCTTTACTTCGGTTCGTTTGATATCTGACATCATCTGTCTCCAGCCTTTCGGAACCAAGGCTGCGGCTGCGTGGATCTCTCGGGGAGTCCAGGTGCCTGTGAACGTGATCTTCATAGGCTCCTCGGGCTTGTCCGAGTTGGTTATTACGATACTGCGGTTCATATCTCTCGCCTCCTTCCATAGTTACGATACCCGTCCTCGAGGTACTTGGACACCAAGCCTCGTTCCCGGGACAGCTGTGCTAGGTGGGCCTTGGAGGTCACAATGGGCATGTCATCCCCAAGGTTCTCTTCTCGGTACTCGTTGAACACGTCTATGGATCGGGAGTTCTTCGAGTAGGAGAATATGCGGTGTGCTGTGCCTGAGCACTCCCAGTCAGCACAGAGCCTTGTACGCTCCTCGAAGGGCTGGACAGCCTCTTCGATCTTGCCGCAGGACTCACACTCATAATCATGCAGCACTGGCATTGTTGCCTCCTGGAGGAGACCCACCTTGGGGTCCCAGTACGTTAGGATCTTGCGCTGCTTGGTCGAAGGGCATCGGAGCCCCTGGAGTCATTCCGAGAGTCTGGGGCTTGATCAGCTGCTGCCAGGATGGGTCGATCAAGTCAGTCTGTTGCAAGACCAACTGTCTGAGCCTTACCTGGTCGATCAAAGGGTCCCCATTGAACAGGCTGAACATCTGCTGGGCCAACTGCTGTCTGGCCTGCCTCGTCACCGGCTGCCCGGACTCAGGCGAGACAATAGAATCGTACTCACCCTGGAGTTGGGCTCCCGTATAACTGATCCAGTACTGTAGCCCATCCGTACCAGTAATCTGAACAACTCGCTCCTTAGTCCAGTACTTGAATATATACTGGTTCCACTTCCGAATGATCTGGGAGAGCACATCCGCAACAATGTCCCTCCTCTCGTCCGACCTGATGTTGGAACTCTGATCGACAATTTGAGCCTCCGTTGCTGTGGAGTTGGTCTTATCGATATAGTTGCCAGTCTGGTTCTGCGAGAAGCCCATCGTGCTACGCATGTCTTCTTCAGTCTGCTGCTGCTCACGGATCAGATCGGAAGTTGCGTTGTGGATCTGGATCGGGAAGATGGCACCTTGGACGGTATCGGCTTTGATCTCGATCCCAGCTGCAATGTCCTCGATGTCTCCGGAGAGAGCCTTTTCAAGTTCTTCGGGAGTAATGGAGCCTTTGAGATAAAGGAACTTCAGGATCGAGTGCCTGCGTTGGATCCGGGCGTACGATCTGATCTCGTTCAACTCCTTCTGCTGGGGCATGAACATCTTGACATCCGAGATGGGCCAGAAGTGCTCGGGGTCCTCGTTGAAGATGATGAACTCCCAGGGAAGCCCATCGATCTGGAGAGTGTCTTCGGTTTCCAGGAGACACATGCCTTCGGACAGTACGATGAACTTTTTACGCTTGACATCTCGGATCTCGTATAAGAGGCAGAAGTCATCCGTGCAGCCGTTCATGTGAGACAGGGTCGAAGGCTGACCAGGCTTCTCACCGGTCGAGAACCCGCCTCTGATCTTTGCACGGTTGGTCTTGTCGTACTTCTGATCCTGCTTGACATCCTCGACAGGCCTGAGGATCATGTGTGCGATCCAGGGTAGGTCGTTCGGATCGGAGTAGCCCCACGGGGTGATGATTTCATCGGGCCTGGCTCGGATGGCCCAGGGCATACCGGGCTGCACGGAGTTGTTGTACTCGATCTTCTCACCGTCGTCCGTGCCAGCCTGGGTAATCGTTGCGCCGTCAATGTCGGTGGCCTGCTCAGGTATGTAACCGTACTCAGAGTCGTACCCAAGCTTGATCGGCCCGATGCCAGTGATACCAGCTTCAAGGACGCCTCGGCGAAGGGTATACTTAAGCTTGGTCTCTTGGATGAGCCAGTTATCGACCTGCTCGAGCACGCGTGCATGGGCTGCGAACTCAGGCCTACGCGGGGTGATGGAGATGGATGGGGATCTGAAGTACACCCTGGGCACCATACCCTTGATGTACGAGAACGTTCGGTTGATGACCAGTTGGTTACGTACCTCGTCTCCGAAGTTCCCACGGTACATATCCCGGTACGTACTCCACATGGCACAGTCAGAGAACTTCTTCTTGTACTTGAGTCCTAGGTCGATCTGATCCATCCAGTCCTGGACCCACTTCTGTTCGTCGTACTTTTGACTCTTCTCGTACTTAGCCATCAGGTTACCTCTTTAGGATTTTCACATGGCCCTTTGAGGCCAGGAAGTCAGCGTATGCCTTAGGCATGTACAAGGTCTCGTTCTGCTGGTTCTTCACGTACACGTAATCTCGGACCAGGGCTGGGTCGATCTCCTTGGCCTTCGCGGCCATCATGGAGTTCCAATCCCGGAAGACGTTGTCGTTCTGGATCGAGCCTCCCGACTTCTTGGCTTCGCGGATCCCTAGGCTTTTGAGACTCTGGATCTTTTTACCCTGTAGGCCTTGAGCTTTAAAGGAGGTCAAGTAGTCCTCAGTTCCGAGGGATCCCAGCATCGCATTCAAGTAATCCGAAGTCATAGGGAACTGGTGTCGTTGACCCTGGTCATCCTTGACAATCACGAACCTCTTGTCGTCCTTGCCTTTGCGGATGTCCACGATCTCGTAGGGCTTACGGGAGTCTCCATCCCCGAAGTGTAGGTTGAGCTTCTTGCCCAGGGCACGGTCGAGGGCTGTCTCAGATCTGGGTAGGGCTGAGGACTTGACCGTGTCCATGAGAGTCTCAGGTTTGAGCTTCCCGAGAGGCATGGCCTGAGCCTCCCCCGGACTCGCTGCATAAGCCAAGCCTCCTGCTCCCACCCCTAGGATGAACTTCTCGAGCTCGTGGTTCAGAGCCTCAGGACTCTCAAAGGCCTGCGAGACCTTCTGTACCTCGCGATCGTCCAACCACTTTGGATACTGCTGCATATCCTGTACGTAATCGAGCTTGGTGTTAGGCTTCATCCTAGCCCAGTCTCTATCCAGGATCCCGAAGTAGGCCTTAGCTGCTTGCTGCTCAAAGGGTTCTTTGAGGTCTATCGTTGGGAGGACCATCCCTTCCTCAGGCCCAAAGTACTCTCCGAACATGTCCGAGGCCTTGGCAGCCTTCGAGGCCGCTTTGTCCTTCGCGTCAAGGAGCTTACCCGAGTCCTCGAACCAATCCTGGGCCTTAGCCTGCCACTCAGGGTCCTTAGCCTTCCAGTTGACCTCAGGGACCTCAATCCCGTTCATCCCCCCGATACCTTTCAAGATCGAGGTCGAGGGAGGCCTACCTGTCTCAGGGTATACAATTCCTTTGTCTGCTAGGCGGTTCAGGATCCTTTGCCTTACCGAGCCTGAGTCCCTCAAGTCCGGTCTGGCCCAAGGAGCTGTGGTTACCCCAGTCTCCGGGGTCCTCGCCTTGTTCTCATAGAACATCGAGAGCTTGTCAGGATTGAGGTGAAGGTACTCAGGAACGTCCTTTGTGCCGTCTACCCCGTCGATGTGTAGTACATCGGCTTGGGTTTGTAAGTGCTTGGTCCACTCAGTCTTGATCTTGTGTTCGAGAGCTTCGTTAATCGGCATCACACTGCGTCTGGAGTCGGGACCATACTGAGCTCTGAACTTGAGATACTCGTTCTGGAGCTCAGGCTCAGTCAGGGAGAGGATGCGGGAATCTGGAGCCGTTACAGCTCGAACTACATCCGTAGCCCCTCTTGACTGCATCTGTGGCCTGACTATGCCTTTGAACCGTTTGCTCAGGGTGGTCCCACCCATGTTCCAGGTTCCAGTCAAATGGCCTGGAATGTTCTGCGGAGTCTCGGAGAGGTAAAGCCCAAAGGGCTTGTAATGCTCGTTGACGGTAGCCTCAGCAGCAGCTTCGGGCAAGGCCTTGGTCCCAGCCATCACCAGCCCACCTGGATCCTGGCTCGTATGATACCAAGCCTTCGGAATCATCGTGCCTTTGTTCTTGGCCAGGGTAGCCTGGTAGAGCTTGCGGATCTCGGGAGCGAGACCTGCCTCAGCCTCGGGAGGAGAGACCAGGCTTCCCAGACCCTCTACCCCTTGCATGGCTATACGCTTAGCCTCAGCCTTCATCTCTTCCCAGCTAGGCATGTGGGCTCTTCCTCCCCTTCCTATGGAACATATCCGAGAATGGCATTTCGTACACCCCGTCTTCGTTACGCCAGGTGACGATTACGGGAGGAGGTTTCAGGGGGAGGAGAGGAGTCTCAGGTTCAAGCTCCTGAGTCAGCAGACTCTCGACATCCGGCAGCTCCTGCAGATCCTCAGGCAAGAACTGATAGCCCATTAGGCGGTAGACCTTCAAGATCCCAATGCACAAGAGGAAGAAGGTCATCGCGGTGTCATCATGCGAGCCTGAGCCTTCCATCTTCCCAGTGTCAGGATCCTCAGTGAAAGACCTGAGCTCATCCTCAAGCACTGGGGAGTAGAACTTCCACCCAGCCTTGAGGAACTGCTGCGCCACCCCGACCATATACGGCTTAGTCGACTGTGTAGTCTTCCATCCGTAACCGTACGTCGGGATGTTGCGATGAGCCTGCCCGTCCCCTCTGTTCAACTGATACTTATAGATCTTGTGCAGTGGGTACTTACGCTTGATAATCGCGGTGCCGGCCAACCCGTGCGCATTGTTCTCAGGCACGAGGTAGGCTTCGTTGTATTGTAAGCCTAGCCTGACTATCATCTCAGCAAAGGTAATCGGGTCAGTATGGTTGTCTCTGAACTCGTACACCAGGCTCTGCGTCTCAAGACACGCGATCTCGATGCAGGAGTAGTCATTGCCTGTGCCCCCGGAGAAGTCAGCACCCAAGGCGTAGTTGTAGCCTTTGACAGGATGGCCTTTCAAGCCGTATGCGTTACGCTCCCTATGCACCCACAGCTCAGACTCTTCGTGCAACGCGGTCGGGAATAGTGATCCGCCCGTCAGGGTAAAGGCCTCAACCACCGTCGACGGATACTCCTGGTTGAAGTCCGCGATGGCGTTCTGACGATCCTTGTTACCTTCGTTCTCTGCAATCTTTTCACGCCTCCACTGGAGGAGTTGTCGGATCTGCGGGGGAGTCATATGCCTGGTGAACTTATCACGCCGGATACGCTTGTACAACGTACGCTCGGTCTTGCGTTCCTCAGGCGAGACTGCGTTGAGTTCGAACGGCGTGAAGCTCGTATACTCCCCATGCATGTACCAGGGGAAGAAGTGTCCCAGGAAGCCACCACGACCGGTCAAGTAGTTGTAAAACGACTTCTGAAACCAGTTACCCCAGCCGTTCGCTGTGGTCTCTTGGATCATGATCCCCGAGCGCTTGGGCACAGCCTGGAACAACGACTTCATCAGGGATGCAGGGTCCTTCCAGAACGCGATCTCGGAGCAATGGAGATGAGTGATTGTCGCTGACCGGCCGAACTCTTTGGACCCTGCAGTCCCTATGTAGAACACGGAGTCTGTTCTAGCGAACGCTATCTCGTTGTCGTTGAGCTTGTTGAACTTGGGCTTCGGGCCCTTCATATGCTTGAGCATCAAGCGAGCACGATAGAGCAAGCGCTCGGAATGCTCTTTGTCATGGGTGAGCATAACCGCGACGCTGTACCTGGCCATGCAGTCAACTAGGAACCAGGCCATGATGAAAGTGGTGACCCCGCCCTGTCTGTACTTCAGGATCGAAGCCCTGAGAACCTCTTGGATAAAGTCCTGCGAGACCTCGAATCCCTGTTCTCGGAACTGTTCGATAGGCTCAACAATCGTCCGATCGATCTCGGCCTGGATCGAATTCAGCTTGAAGGGTACGAGCTGACCTTCCTTATCGAAAACCATGAAAAGGGCTTCGATGACCTTCCTGACCTTACTCATAGTCAGGATCGTACGGAGTGCTCGGATTCGACCGACCGCGCGCAGCCATCGGATTAGCAGTGCCCAGGATATCGAAGGCCTTGGCGAGTCCGACCTTACGCCCTCGGAGCTTGGCTTCCTCCTCCTGCTCACGAGGATCTCCGAAGATCCAATCCGCGACTTTCTGGGGGGCAGAAATCACGGGCTGAGCCATCTGGCCGAAGGGGCCCAGAACTCCTGCAGCCTTGTCAGTCATGGACTCAACCCATTCGGAGGGCTTATGCATTGCCTTCTTGGCTCCGAAGAGAGGCGAGCCTGGAGTTGAGGAGAGGATGGCGAGTGCAACGCCTATGGGGAGGCCAATACCGGTAGAGGAGAGGCCTGCTGCGGCTCCTTCACCAGCTGCGGCAGCGGCTCCAGTCCCTGCTGCAGTACTTGCGGTGGTGGCAGCGGTCGTCGCCGCCATGTCCGTGGCGGCAGTGCCTACAGCAGGAGCGAACGAGGGTGCGGAGTAAGCAGCGGCACCTTCGGCAGAGGCGAGAGGAGCTCCAGATGCCACGGCGGACGGGGCCACAGGCGCTAAGGCCTGCTCAAGCGCGAACCTGCCTACAGCGGTGCCTTGGTTCATTCGCTTACGCCTCTCGACCTCCCGGATATCCTCGTCATAGATCGAGTTGGCCAAGGCATTGGAGTACGCGTCATAGTTTACCATGAGTCTCCTCCTCGTACGTTCCGTCCATGATCGACTTGACGATGTCTTCAGCTGTGAGGACGACGTTCATCTTTGAGCCGATTTGAGTCTGGGCGAAGAGCTTCGCAGCGCCCAGGGCCACTGCGGGTTCGGGATGATCCAAACCCATTTCGATGACCTCGATGTACTTCTTGTACAAGGCCTGGTACTGGAAATCGAGCTCGCCTCGGACACGGTTGACTACCTTCTGCCCTTCGTTGGAGTTGAGGACAATCCCGAATCGGGTTGGATGCACGCCCGCGAGCTTCGCAGCCTCAGCCTGAGTCTTGACGCTGCCCGATGCGTATGCGCGGATTGCGAGCTCGTACTTCGGGCTGACGGATTTGACTCCGGAGGAGTCCACCTCGACTCCGGAATCCTCTTCTGTCCTAACCAGCTGTAGGTTCGTTCGTACGTCCATCTCACACTCCCACTTTACGACTATATTATCCTCTACTCAGTTTGGATGTCAACAGGTACGAGATGATTTAATCCGAGTATTTAAGTCTTATTCCACGACATTGTTGGGTCAGATGCGTGCGGCACATATATCCTGTGATCCTAATTCGCTGTGACGAGGTTTTGGGGTGCGAGGTTACAGGGAAATTCGAACGCGTGAGTTGGAAATAAATCCCCACGACGTTGTACATTTTACAAAGTCATGTATACTATATACAGGTTGAGAGAACGAGAGGAAAGGAGGTCACGAGATGAGAGTGAGGATCGAGATTGAGTTGAAGAACGAGGATGCGTTTTGCCTTCTAGTGGATCATCTCATGATGTATGACGAGAGTGAGTTGGAGTTGGTGAAGGCTACGTACGTGGACGAGGAGAGTGGTGAGGAGAAGTTGTACTTTGATCCAAGTGTGGTGGATTAGGAAGAGAGCTTGAGAGAGCATGAGGTCTAACCTACTACTCCTAAGCACGAGTGTAAAAGGCTTAAGTGGAGGTTCCAAATGAGTGCGAATCGTAATGACAAAGTGGTTAATGTGACGAACTTAACGAACGATCAAATCGAAGAGTACAAGAAGTTGATTGAGCAAAAGAACAAGAGTGCTCAACGTGCCAAGGAATATCGCGAGAAGAATAAGGAGAAGAGCGCAGCGTGGAGCGAGCGTGCTAGGGTGAGGAGCACGATCTTGGTCAGGAAGGCTAAGGAAGCAGGCCTGACAGTGAGTGAGGAGGAAGTGGATGAGTACTTGGCCAAGATGGCAAGCGAGGCCAAGAAGTAATCGACCTTCATGAGAGGAGAGGGCTCCAAGCTCTCTCCTCCTAACCTACAAGGAGTATACCATGTTAGAGCTCATTCCTGGCGTCATGCAAGTTGCAAGAGTCAACCAGTTCTGCCCTTCCTGTGAGAAGGTGGAGTTAGTTGCAATCATGAAGCTCACGGACAGCCAAGCGTACTTGGCCTGGTGCCCATGTGGGGCAGTCTTCAACCAAGACAAGGTCTTGACCCCACACAACAACGACTAGGACCTCAGGAAGGAGGCTCGTACAGCTCCTTCCTTTAACTCCTCCTGATGATCCAAATGGATTGTTTAAAGCCAGGGGATCAGGTTACCCGATTGTTTGTAACGCACCTCCGGGTTAGGCCTCCGTACGCATTCCAATTCTTTAATGAACGATGTTGACTTCGTACCGAGGAGAGTGCGCTCCAAGCCTCCTGTAAGTTGCAAATCCATACCCGAGATCTCCCTTCGACCTTGCCTAGGAATTTCTTTCCTATTCCCGAAACTTAATTATTAATTAAAATCCTCCCCTTTCCTCATGGCTCGTCATACCGGTGTTTTTTTTCCCCCCCCCTTATAATAATAATACCCTAAGCCCTTTTTTTTTTCGGTTTAGAAGTGCCATGAGCAGGAGGTAATTTTTAATAAATAATTAATTCTTTAAAAGTGTTGAAAAATTCAAATAGTACTGTATAATATGGATGAAGCTTGAGGAAGGTACGGAGGAGGGAGGAGGTAAGGAGATGGAATCCGAGCCCACAGCCCTTCGGGGTAGCCTAAAGGGATTAAACTTACGAGGAGGAACAGGTATGAGAGTCATGAATCTAGTTCTGGCTGTAGAGGTGGAGGATCACGTGGCTGAGCACGATCCTAGGTTGCAGGTGGTGTTAGCGAAGCTAGAAGATCTGCTTAACCATGAGGAGTTTACTGGGGGTGTGGTTCAGAGTATCTACGATACCAGGATCGAGGAAGACGAGGTATGAAGAGCGTAGTATTCATCCCGAACGAGTATTTTACGACCGAGGGTGTGGTTATGGGTCACTCGAGCACGATTGCGGAGGTTAAGGCTGAGTACGACCGCCTCACCCAACTCTGCGAGGAGCAGGGGAGGGCTTTACTGTACGTCTGTCCCGATTGCGGTGGGGATGGCAAGGAAACGTGCCACAACCCCGATCACGGGTTCATTTCGGCTATGTCCTTTCATGACATCGGGCGACTCGGTTGTCCTTGCTGCGGCCATGACCTTAAAGGCAAGGTGCCGAACGGCGGGGCTTGCGATACCTGCAAAGGTCGAGGCTATGTGAATCATTCCACGGCTACCGACTTTATCGACGGGGCGGACATTGAGCTTGAGATTTACACTGCCGAATCCACCCTCACCCGCCACGCCGAAGAAAAGGCGCTCATGGCGGCGCAGATGGCAGGGCTGGATGCGGAGCTGTCGCAGGCGAGAGGATGTGGTAGACCTGCGGTGCCGACTGCAAATCATTACGCGGCAGGCAATGAGGAACCTCACCCGCGCCGAAGCCGCCGAGCAGCGCGAGAAGGAGTTGCAAGACTTGATAACTCCTTCTGTACAGGATGTCTTGTCGCTGAAAGCAGAAAACACAGACAGGTGGCGCGACCGCAAAGATAGCTACTGGCTTGCGCGTTTGATGCAGGAGGTGGGTGAACTTGGTTCCAGCCTCGTCGGGGACCATGATGATCCGCCTGAGCACGAACTACGGCAGGTTG